CAATCATCTTTGCATTTTGATCACCACTGGCATATGTTCCGACTCCTAAATATCCATAAATATATTTTCCGTCCGTCGAATATTTCAGCATTTCTTCAGTTGGTTTAAAGGTGTATTCCGTATCAATGTCATTGGTATTAAGCCATTTGTACCCACTATCGCCAATCACCCATACTAGCGAATGTCGATATGCAGGAACCTTCTTGTCAAGAACTAACGTAATCGTATCCGTTCCATCCATCTTTACACGGTTCTTTCCATTTTTCCAAGAAGGAACACTTGCTCGAGGAATATTAGGAAGTTCAATAGAACCATCTAAATATGCATTTGCAGCAGAAAAATAAAAACTTAAATTAGCATTAATACTTGTCGAGTAGTTACCACTATTATCATGATAAGCCCAGAATCCACCACTTATCAGTGTTCCGCTACCACTCAGCGTTCCACCACCCGAAACATCAGAACATCCAGTTGCAGAGAAATTCCAAGATCCAGAATAGATATAACCAGAATTCATTGTGTAAGTAACTTGGATTTCTACATAGTCTCTATTCAATTCGATACTATGATATTGCGAATTAATGCGCGCTAATAATTGGTAAGTAACGTTTGCTGCGCCAGGTGTTCGTGTCGCTTCAGAAACAACTTTCCAGTTTTCGTTTAATAACACCATTAATCAACATCTCCAATCCAGTACATATACGTACAATCAACTTGTCCGGTCTTAATATTTCCATTTGCAAATTCTGTGATTTCAATCTCATCCTGTTTTGCTTCTAATCGATGAGAACCAACGCTCAAAAATTCTCTAACTGCCAAATATGCAAGAATGTTGTTCAACTTATCGAACTGCGCAAGCACCTTTCCGTTAGTGTCTACTACCTTTACACCACGTCCATTAATGCTTGTTTGTGTTTCTTCTCCTTCGCCACCAACATGCAGACCATTTTCGTCAAGCATCGCCCTCATGAAAGCCTTATATCCTTCGTATTCCTGACGTGTAACGCTAAGAACGATGTTATCTGTATTCTGTTCAATACGTGACGCTAATTCTCGCATACGTCCATCAGCTGCTGTATGACGGTCTGCTAATTCCGTTAATGTTTCAGTCAATACTTTATTGCCAACATTAACAGTATTGGCATTGATTGTACCTGCAGTGATCATTGCTCCGTTGATATGCCCATCTGCAGTTATTGCAGTTGTATATGGTCCAGCATACCCATTTGAACTAAAACCAAGCCCACCTTGTGACCAACGCCATACATTTCTTGCCTGTGTATAGTCTGCGTTATCAGAGATAACCAACTCTGACCAATTACCGTTTGCATCAGTTATCTTTGTCACATACCCACTAAATCCACTAATGTTAGCAGTAGCATGTTCTACTGCATTCTCTACTGCCGACTTGATCATAGGTTGGACAGTTGCCTTTGTTGATTCTTTAATTGTTTCAGCAAAGTTACTTCTAGCCTCTCCTAGTGTAACTTTATCGTACCTATCAGTAAGTACGTTGTATTCAGTCTTAATTACCTTAGCAGTAGCATCAACACCTAGTTTCTCAAATACAACGTGAACGGTATCACATAGACTTACTCTTTCGAGCGAGACTATGTTTTTATATTCCTCTGTTTGCCACAACTGGATAAACGATACATCTATAGACACCTTTGGAATACCTAAGTTATTGCTACGGATATACTGCATTGCTTTGTTGTTTAGCTGCTCTTTCGTCGGCTTATTCTCAAAGTCGGATGAGCAATCAAGAACAAATACACGCTCTTTCGGATAGTCTGCATGATTTGGTAAGTATTGTATTTCACCTATTACGGCTTCTTCCTTATCGTTCTCTTCCTTAGTCCAGTATGCGATTGTAGCAGTATATACAGACTCGATGGATTCATCTTGCTTTAAATCGGTTAGATTCTTTCCATATCGGATTGTTACACCGTTATCATGTCCTCTATTCTGATGGACCTTAACAGTAAATCTATCAAATTCTAACTCTGCGCCATTACCGAAAGAGTCCAAGATTGATCCCTGTGTACCGGCAAGTCTACTTCTGAATGATGCAGGTAGTTTTTGCTCATACTTACCACTACCAGCAATGTCGGTCCATGTATTAAATGGATTAGCAATCATTGAGTTTTCTACCAGTCCTCGCAATGCCGATGCACAGTCACTCGCCTTAAACGGTCTCACTGGGATTCCTGATAAGTCATAGCTAATATGCTCAGCATAGACAGATACTACACCGCCTATAGGTCGTGTTATCTTGTATATTCTAAATGGTTGTGCTTGCTTTCCATCACTTGGTACTGCAAGCACGATATTATTGTTCTTAATTTCCTCATAGTGAATGCCGCCGAGTGGATATTCCATTTCCAACTCGTATGATCCATTGCGTTCTTCGATAACAATACAAGAAATGGCATCAGCAAGTGTGCCAATGCCATTGTGATTGAATTGTTTTTCTGTTGATTCATATAAGATTGGCTTCATATCGTATACCACCGTGGTTTGATTTCGACTTTAGTAATACCAGAGCCTAATGTAATGCCTGTTGCTATATTAGCAATCAGTATAGGCTCTTTCACCAATTCAATATTGCTATTTCTATTATTGGCGCCCTCAAATGCATTAAGTGTATCGCAATCAAACTCGATATATTGTGTTCCTGCCTTTTTAACTTTGATTGTACTTGTTCCAATTTTGACTTCGCCAGTTCCATAAATTTTTAGTATAGGTTTAGCATCATAACTTGTAGGATTTTTGATAGTTCCAGATGCGGTTAGAGTTATTGTAGCTTCTCCGCTTTTAAGAAATTTCTGAGGCATACAGTCAAATTTAATACTGAATGTTGCTCCCTGTTTATCTTTGTCTCCAACCTCGAATGAGCCGTTATAACGTGCCATTCTGTAGTATGTCGGGTTAATTGTATCCTCTAATCTTTGATAGCCGCTAAATGCATTTAAATGCGCTCTCAACTCATCTAATTTTAACTTCATTTCTTTAGTCATATAGCATTGATAAGTTAATTGAAAGTTATTAAATGTATTGCTGTTAAGAGGTGTTAATGTCCCACTTCTTCCTGGTACTTGAATATCATTTAAGATACGTGGAGCAGAGTTCCATCCATTACTATCTGATACAAACGTAAAAAAGGAAGATGATTCCCTTCCTGCATACCTAAATGTATTAGCCATTGAAAACCATCTCCCTTCTCTTCTGCATATTTGTCAGTTGTTCTTCTACAGTCTCCGCTAATCTCTTAGCATCACCATTGTAACCATTGATATTAATTGTAACATCGCCCATGTGAACACTACCTTTACTATCTCCCTTATCTGAAATTAGCCCTCGCAAATAATTTTCAGACATGATAATTTCCCTAGCAGTTTCGCCACCACCTAAGAGTTTATTTCCACTAGCACCGAAGATAGTAGCACCATCTAAGATACGTGGGTTTCTAGTTGCTCTATCATACCAGTCCACGCTTAAATGAGGGACTTTCGGAGGTAATAATGAGAACTCCCCGACTAGACTAAAGTGAGGTAATGATATATGAGGTAAACTCCAATTAAAATTAAAGATACCCTTCAACCAGTCTACAATTGGAGAAACAAATGATTTAATACCATTAAAAACACTGCTAAACGTATCTTTTATTGCATTTAAAGGTCCTTTTACTGCATCCAATAACCATTTAATAGCATCACCAATAGCAGTAAGCACTGGCTTTAAAATGTTATTCCAGTATCCACTGATTAAAGAGAATACGGCCGAAACAACTTCGCCAAACGCATTAAAAATAGTTTGAAGAATTGGCCACAATGTGTTTTGTACAAAATCACCTATTGCTTGTAAAGTTGGTTGTAATGTGTTAGTCCAAAAACTAACAATAGCATCTATCACACCACCAACTACTTCTTGAATGTTTTTCCATGCTTCATTAACAAAGTTTCTAAAATCTTCGTTATTTTGATAGAGCATCACTAGCGCAGCTATTACAGCACCAATCACCGCAACAATAGGATGAGCCATTAGAAAGCCTAAACCTTCTGAGAGCTTGCCAATTGAGCCTGTTATTCCTGAAATGATGGATACTGCAGGGCCTAATACAGCAAGAATGCCAGCAGCTGCAATTATTGCCTGTTGCATACCAGGGTCTAAATTTGACCAGCCATCCGCTAAATCTTTAATAGCAGGAATGATAGTATCAACAGCGGTTTGGATTGAAGGCATAACCGCTTCTGCAACTTCATAGCCTAATTGCATCAAGTTATTCAGCACAGTTTGCCATTGGTCTGCTGGATCTAATGTTGCATCAAATGTGTCACTTACAGAGCCTAATGCATCCTCCAAAGAAACGCTTGAATCAACAAACATATCAGCCGATAGCGTACCATTCTGGAAAGCCGCATATAACTGAGGACCAGCTTTTGCACCAAATACAGAGATAGCACCCTGTGATGATGATAAAGCATTTCTAAATGCCTCTTGCATGCTAATGCCTTCACTCATTGCGTTTGCTTGCACCTTTTTTAAGCCCTGCATAGCAGTTGAAACATCTACACCAGACTTTTCTAAGTTACCCAGTAATGAAGCTGCACTTGCTGCGTTTAAACCCATACCCTGTAATGCAGTAGCATTGGTTATAAGTCCAGACTCTAATGCATCCATGCTTACGCCTGTGTCTTGTCCTACTTTATTCAATGTATCTAAAAATGCGCCTGTATCTTCTGCTGATAGTCCAAATGCTGAAATTGCTTTCTGCACTTGATCTATTGACTGATTAACATCAACGCCGTTTATTTTTGCAAATTTTAAAAATTTTGTAGAGATATCCTCTAATTGCTCACCTGTAACACCAAAGCGTGTATTAACTTCACCGATAGCAGTTCCAGCATCTTGGAATGTAACAGGCAATGATGTAGCAATGTTTTTTACAGACTCTTGCATTGATTGCAACGCTTCACCTGTAGCACCAGTTTTTAAAATAACAGTATCCATACCATCATCAACTTGTTTCCAAGCTGCCATAGATGCGGTTGCAAGTCCAGCAATAGGTACTGTTAAACTCTTAGTCATTGCATCACCAACTGGTTTAAGAGCGTTGCTAAATGAACTTAAAAAGGATTGTCCGGATTTCTTCCCCGATTCATCCCCTGCTTTTGTTGTTTCTTTTTCTAGAGTCTCAGAGATTTTATTCCCTATACCCTCCGTGGTTGGAATGAGTCGCACATAGGCGCTCGCCAATTCAATTCCATCCGCCATATTATGCACCTCCGTATCTAGACTTATTGAAGTCATCTACTGACATATATGTTTTACAAGAATCTTTCTTTTTGCTCTTATCTTCTCTGCCCAGAACTAAATCAACTAGTCTTGTAGGCATTTCTTTTTTGTTATTCCCTACAAGCATGTACTCAATTTCAGATAAGCGATCGTGTATGCTTGGTAATAACAAGTAGTCAGGTATTTCTTGAATACCCTGCATCTTCTTATAAATTCTTGATTTTGCCCCTAAGCCGAATACAAGAACTGCCACCTTTGTTGGTGAAAGGTCCTTATAGTTAAAAAGGTGATAAGTCTCTGCTAAGTCGCAGGTCAACTCATCACCATATTTATTAACAATTTCGGCAAGGGCAATTAGTTTTTTCCGTTATTAATCGAAGACATGAAGCTCGATAATTCTTCGCTCATCTTGGTAGCATGCACTACACCATCATCTGATAAGGAGCGTACATGCTCTTTGAAAGCATTATACCCATCATCACCAAGAAGAATCTTCACTGCTGAAATAAGAGCTGCGGTCTTGCCTTTATCTGCTTCTCCCCATAACTCTAAAAGTTCCCAGTTATCTAATGCACTGTCTTTAATCTCAATTTCAAAACCTGTTTTCGTCTTGCCTTTCATTTTTTATCTCCTACGCAGTTGGCGCTTGATAATAATCGTATGATGTGTTTCCAT